TAAGTAGGGAACATATTCAATTCATATTGTTCATCTCACTGAACCCGCATGAAGGACTGCATTGCATATCCTGGACGAGGTGACGTGGAATATTTGGACATTTATGGATTGGACACTATAACGCTTTGTGCCTCTACGGAGATGTAACCATAATCTTAAGTAGTAGTACCCCAGCACAAGAGGATAAAGTGGCATACACGACAACGGGTGTTGCTCGCACCTTAGTAATGTGGATGTCCACCCTTGGAGCGTGCTGAAACTCTGTGGGTAAAGACACATATTAGTACAAATGTGGGGGAACTCACTGAAAGGGCATGTCCCGTGTACTGGTGTGCCGGAAAGTGGGGGTCGCTTTCTGGAGAACTTAGTAGTTCTTGTTATTGGGTGATAGCCTTGCGGCGGATCAACCCACAGTTTTAATCCGTTGTTTTGCATATGAACTCTCAAAATCTTGGTACTCGCTCTTATACTGGATCTTATTTGTATTCAACTCTTCCTAGGAGGAGATCATTTGAAGAATGTTGTTGTTTAACAACACAACAACACCAGGAGTGTCCACAGAAATATCAGTATGAAGCAAAAGTCAACAAGTTTAGCTTTGTTGACTGTACAAAGTGTTTCTGTCCAGATGTGCAGTTTCATGTTCAGACAAACTGTGCAACAAGAATGGGAAGCCTGAGCAAGAAGCAAATTAGGAAATATAAGGAGAAATACCCAAAGAAGATGAGTTTCCTGCAAATTGTAAAAAGATTTATCTTCACATGTGAAGATGCTCAAGGAGCAAACATTACCAAAATTTATGGTAATGGAGATGTAGTTACAGCAAATGCTGGAGCAAATGGATGGCATGCCGCTGTGCCTGTGGCTTTGCCAGGCAGTACTCAAACTATGAGTGGAAGCAACAATGAAGGACCTGCAGCAATACCAGGGCTAGCAATACCAACAGGATCTGGAGTTGAGAATGTGAGGTCTGCTAAAGGAGCTGGAAAACCAGTACCAACAAATTTCAAGCCAACTACAATCAGTTCTCGCACTAATGGAAGTGCAATCCAAACCTTCAATGGACATGTACAGGACATGGCCAATACAATGAAGAGTATTAGCAGCCTTACTTCAGCTACTAAGAAAACATGGGGTTCTATGATGGATCTTGTGGATCCATTATTGGATGATCCTAATCAGGAAGAAGGATTCTGCATTTCAGATAGAGTCAGTGCTACAACCAGTGGAACTACAATAATACAAACACAAGATTCAGTTCCAATACGCACTGCGTATTTGGGAGGCACTTATGGACCAACTCCGTCAATGGATGTGCCCACTGTGCCAGGACCAGCAGTTGAAAGGTTTAATAATATAACATCAGGAAATTGGTCTGCAGCTGATGCTGAAGGAACTGTCATATACTCTAGTGGTATTTTGGCAGCACTTTTAGGAGGTACTACACCTGTGCCAGGAGTAAATAATTCAACAGTGTTTACCAGGACATTAACAAATCATGTCCTCTGGCGATCTTCATTTGATGTGCAGTTACAGGTTAATCCCTCCCAATTCCACCAGGGTTCACTTGTTCTAGTTGCTCTTCCAGCAGCATTGGAACCGTTTACCAACATATCCCAACTTTTTGCTTTTCCTTTTCAAATTTTGAATTTGCGTACCGTTAATACTGTTAGGCTGTCTTTGCCATTTGTTGCTGTGACTCCTGTAGCAGACATATATGAAGACCCGTGGAATATAGCTGTAGTAGTTTTATCACCTCTTGCTGCAGCAACTGGAACTCCCAGTACTTTACCATTTAATATAGTTGTGTCTCCAAGACAAACCCAGTATCAAGGGCTGAACTTTACACAAGTTCCTTTGCAACCCACACCAGAATCTGCTCAACATTTCAAGGTTAGAAGAACTCCTGCATCAAATTCTTTTGGAAATGTTGTTTCTGGACAGGAAATTGAATTTGCAGCATTTGCACCACAGGCCCCACCACATCATTGGTTGCCAGGTGAAGTATTTGATTGGTTGGAATTAGCAAGGATCCCCACTCAAAATGGGAAAAATATACTGTGGGAACAATCGGCTGAAGCAGGTACTTTGTTGGAGCAGTATGAAGTCCAACCATATGATCCTAATTCCCCATCCTATATGAGTTTTATTGCAGCAAACTTTGCACAATATAGAGGACCTATAAATTATTATTTTATGTTTACAGGGGCTAGACAGCACTATGGGAAGTTGGTTGTGTGCTATAATCCTAATCCTTTTCAAGCACCAACCACCATGGCAGAAGCAATGCAAGGGGTGACCACTGTCTGGGATGTTGGACTTAATTCAACATTGAAGTTCACAGTACCATTTATTAGCTCAATGCCCTGGCGTCCAACGCAGAATACCGTCAATCTTTCAACTGGCTATGTGACTGTTTGGGTTTACAATCAATTGATGGGACCTTCCAATGTGACTAACAATGCACAAATTGTTAGCTTTATTGGTGCTTCACAAGAGTTTCAACTTAGATTTCCAGTTTTACCAACATTCTATTATGAGAAACCTGAATCTGCACAAGGAGGAGAAGAACTCACTAATATGGAAACTGGAACTGTTTCAGAAGCAGCTGAGGCTCCGGCTGAAGTCATAATAGGAGCATATGACCCCGTTATGGACACAAACATTGCAGCATGGTTCTCACAGTATAGGCTTTGGACACCTACCACAGCTACATGGCAGCCAGCCACATCCAGACATTCTAGTGAATCATTTGGCATGATGACAATAGATTTGTCGATTGAAGCATTGTCTGCTGCTTCAACACAATTCTCCTGGATGCTTTCAATATTCACCTATGTGAAGGGTGATTTGAAAATTCAAATTGCAGCAAATCAATGGGGGATTCCACCTCCAGTGCGTATTGCTCACATTCCTGTAGGAGCCTCAGCAACTAATGACCCATTAGAATTGGATTCTTATCCACAAATTATATGGACTCCTACTGCTTCTGATTTAAATATAGCAATACGCATTCCATACAATTCTACAAATACTGCAGTTTCAAGACATCAGTATACCACTAGGCAGGAGGTTAAACCTCTTTCAAGTTGGGGCACTTTAGTTCTAGTTACCAATGGTTCTGTAGGAAATCTTCCAGTTCCTTTGTTTTCAGCAGCTTTTGATGGCTTTAGGTGTTGGGCTCCACGTCCTTTTCCTAATGCTCCATATGTACCACCTTCTACTACTGTCGTACAAACACCTGAAAGACAGTTGGAGAAAGCACAGATGAAAGCTGTTGGGAAGATGGGTGACTTTATTTCACAACTGGAGCCCAATGTGCTGACTGAAGCATTTAAAAATGTAGGAGCAGTGGCTAAAACATTTGATGACAAGATGATTGCAGATGTGGTTCAAACAACAAAACATGGAGTTGGAGGAATCCAAGATTTGGCTGGAGCTCTCAAGAGTGTGTCAGATAAAGTAACAACAGAACAAGTTGCAAAATTTGTGGATTCAGTCAAGACAATTTCTGGCACAACTGAGCAGATCAGTGAGCAAGTTACAAAAAGCCTGAATACATTTACTGGCTTTTTCCCCACAAATCCAATAGTAAAATTGATATTAAAAGTTGTAGGGTATATACTTATACTTACATCCCACCCAACTCCCCAAGTTCTGATGGGTTTAGCAATGATGGGTGTTGCTGATTTAGGAGGTTCCAGTTCAGTGACTGGAATATTAGATTGGTTTTACAAGAAGGTAGGAATTTCAAAACCTGAAGTTGAGCAAACACAAACCCTGCGGGACATTAATGAAATTATAAATACAGCACGTAATGCTAAATGGGTTGTTGAAACTGGCTATGAAATAGTCTTGAAAATCTTGAAGGCATTAAAGAAGGATGTAGAGGACTCACCACAAAAGAAACTAGAGGACGCAGTGGATGATATTGCCTGTTTGCATGTGGATTCTTTGAAAGTAAAGGATTTGTGCTCTGTTGACTGGGACCAGGTTGATAATAACATCCTGCGAATTAGGGAAATGTTGAAGTGGGCAAAAGAAGCTAAAGACATTGTTACAAGTAGACATCTATATACAATTTTATCAAATTACCTGGATGCAAAAGCAGAGGCAAAGAAGAATCAGACTGGAACACGTACCGAACCACTAGTGGTTTACTTACATGGACTTCCTGGATGTGGTAAATCTTTAGTTTCAACTTTAATTGCTGCGGCAATTTGTAAGAAAAAGGGTATTAAGTATTCCGAAAATGTCTTTACACCACCTCCAAACTCTGAATATTTTGATGGATACACTGGCCAGTTTATCCATGTTATAGATGACCTGGGCCAAATGGCAGATGGCAGTGATTGGGCTACTTTTGTAAATATGGTTAGTCCAGTACCATTTTTACCTAATATGGCTTTTAGGAAGGGAATCCCATATACTTCAAAATTAATCATAGCTTCCTCAAATTTTACAACACCCAATGATATCCAGGTTCGCTCACGTGAAGCACTTGAGCGACGGCTTCACATTAAAGTTCATGTTGAAGCAACACCAACTTATTCACATGGAAATGGGAAGCTGCTTTCTGATGAAGCTCTACGTTCTGATTTAAATCTACCTTCCAAATATTTTGAGAAGAATTTTCCCCTTGCAGATGGTCGTGCCATTAAAATGACTATGGCAGGAAAGCAGTATACTTTAGAAACTCTCATTGATCATATATTTACGTGTATGACTGCTAGGGAGGATAGACGAACTAGGCTTCTAGATTTAATACCTGAAATAGCACAAGGTGATGTGAAACCATCAGTAGAAGAGGAAATTGAGAAAATGAATCCTGAAGAATATAAAAATGCTTTTTCAACATTGAAACAACGTCTGGTTAGAGGCTGGAGTATTGCCCTTACTGTAATGGGAGGGATTATTGGATTATTTGGAATTTGGTTGCTGTGTAAACCTAAAGCAAAGGAAGAGGCAGAGTCTGCTTATGATCCAACCGCAATGAAAAAGAAGAAGAAAACACTAGTCAAACCAGTGTCCACATTAACTGTACCTTTAGAAAGGTACCAGAATGGAGAATTTCCACATGAAATATTTAATGCAATAGATAAGGCCACATTTCCACTAATGGCTGAATCATATGAATGCCGCACTACACAATCTTTTATGGGAATTATGGATGATATGTATGTCATGAATAAACACACATGGGATGCGGCTTGTAGTTTTGTTATGAGAGGTAAATCATATCAAAAAGATGAGATACCTTCATGGAGTGCTCCTAATTCGGATTTGTTGTATTTTTGTTTAAAAGATCAAACAAAGGTACGAAATATGACAAAATTCTTCTTACCACCTCCACCTGCTACAAAATTTAAGATGAATTTATTATCTAAAATGTATCATGCTTCACATGATATTTTTAATTTGGATTTAATTGATGCAAAGATTGTACCAGCAACAAATTTTAGAATGATGCCGGCAAAAAGGGTCCAGATTGCTTCAGGAGAGATTAGAGTTATTTATAATACTTTTTCTTATGACACTAATTCCTATCCAGGAATGTGTGGCTCACCTGTCGTATTAATGAATCCAGCAGGGCCAAAAATAATAGGTACTCATATCTCTGGTCTAGCAGGTAGAATGGGATCTGCCGAAGCACTAGATGCTACATGGCGTACAGCTTTTGTGGCATTACACCCAGAGTATGGACAAGGGGATATGCAGATTTTAGGAGAAGCAGAACCTATTGCTTATGTACCTAGAGTTTCAGCTTTGAAACCCAGTCCTTATTATGGAATGGTTACACCTACAAAATCTCCTGCAGTGTTGAGACAGAGTGATCCTAGATTAGGTGAAGGAGTCATTTTAGATCAGAGAATATTCGCCAAATATACCGGAGATACCTGTGAGGAGTGGCCATCTTTCTTTCCTGCTTGTCAATTATATTTTTCAAAATTTCCACGCAGTTTTGAGCCTTTGAGTATGTTTGAAGCCATAAATGGAATTGATGGATTAGATGGGATTGATATGAATCAATCCGCAGGTTATCCTTATGTTTCAGTTGGTAGAAGCAGAAGATCTTTCTTTACTGTTGGTGTAGATGGTTATTATCCAACCATTGAACTGAAGAATGCTGTAATGGATGTATTGACAGGAAATTTTGGCAAATACATGACTTTTTTGAAGGATGAATTGCGTAATGATGAAAAAGTTGAACAAGGGAAAACCAGGATTGTTGATGCAGCTAATTTGCCCTCTATTATAGCTGGAAGGATGATTTTTGGACGACTCTTTGCTTATATGCACAAAAATGTAGGCATTAAACATGGTTCTGCTGTTGGATGCAATCCTGATTTCCATTGGACACAGTTTTATGGTGAGTTCAGTAAATTTGAAGAAGTGTGGGATCTTGATTATTCTGCATATGATTCCTCAATTCCAACTTTTGCATTTAAAAGATTGGCTCAATGTTTGAGGCAGATAGTTAATCATCCTTTAGCTGCAGATTATATTGAACATTTAGCAAATACAGTACATGTTTATGGGAGCATGGAGTATATGGTTAGAGGTGGAATGCCTTCAGGATGTGTAGGGACTTCAATTTTTAATACTATGTTGAATAATTGTTTCATTCTATCAGCTTTAATAACACATCCAGATTTTAATCCTGAGCAATTTGGAATGATGGCATATGGGGATGATGTTATATATGCAACTAATCCTACTATTCACCCATCCTTTATTAAACAATTCTATGATGAACATACACCTTTGACTGTTACACCTGCTTCAAAGGATGGGATGTTTCCAGACACATCAACAATTCATGATGTAGTCTTTTTGAAGAGATGGTTCTACCCAGATTTGATGCATCCCGGTTTAGTTAGACCAATAATAAACCCTGAAGTTTATTACCAGTCTGTTATGTGGATGAGGGATGGAGACATTCAAGACACAATAACATCTTTGTCTTATTTGGCTTTTCATGCAGGACCAAATAACTATGTCAATTGGATTAAAGCTTGTAAAACAAAGTGTGAAGACCATTATTTTTTACCATGGTCTTATTTGGATCTCCGTTGGTACATGTTGTGCCAGACGGGAGAAGATCCTAGTGGGAATTTTGGTGGTTTCGTGTGGTAACATGAAATAAACAAAGTCCACTTTAAATTTAGTTAACCTGATTTGTGTCAGAAACAACACAATTTGC